AATGAAGGGTATGAAGAAAAAATTAACGAGTGCCAAGACTGCTCGTGATCCTAACTCAAGGATCAATAAGTCTTTGAGGAAATGGAGATGTTAAAATGGTAGCGAAAGCAATAGCCAAAGCAGTCACGAGATCTGCTGGTAAGAAACTAACAAAAAGAAAAAGCAAAAAAGAATTAGAAAGACAGTTAGATCTAGAAAGAGCTAAAAGAGTAAATAAAGAAAAGCGTAAAGAGATACGTGCAAAAGCCGCAGCAGATAAGAAGAAAGTAAAAAAGAAAGCATCTACACAAAGAGGTATGGTAGGTTCAGGTGCTAAATCAGCCAAAGGTAAAGGTGCAAAAGGTTCACAACGTGCATATGATGCAGAACCTATGAGAGCAATGTCTGATGACCTTACTGCTAAAGATGCAGTAAGCAGAGGACAGAAAGGTAAGATTACCACAGGCAAAGATGCTCCTATGCATAAGCAACTGCAAACTAAAGCACAGAAAAATAGAGTTGCAAAATATTTAGAGTTAAAGAAAAAACAAAGAGATGGTACACTAACAGCAGAAGATAAGCGATGGTTGAAATCCGATGCTGCATATGAAGCAGAAAGATTACGTAGATCTGGTCAAGGCTCTAGAAATAAAAGAGCAGACTCTCCTAGCAAAGCAGGTAGAAAAACTTCTGCACAAAGAAAGAGGAGTTTGGATTTACCCCCATTAAAAGGTGAAAAGAAAACTGTACGTACCAAAGATGATATGGGCGATCCATCTACAGGTGAAGTTACAAGCAAGACAACTGCAAACAGAGCAGCTGCATTAGCTCGTAGTGCAGATAGACAGGCAAAGATAGCTGCGGATCGAAGAAAAGATAAACGAACCAGAGCTAGAAATGTAAGAGAAATGAAAAGGAAAAAGTAAAATGAAAGGCTTTAAAATGGGTATGGCACAAGCTGTTGCTAAACCACGTAACAGGCGAGATAGAAAAAAATTTGATCCGATAGCTGCTGCATATCAAAATGCAAAAGCAGAAGCTCTAAGAAATGGTGCATCTGAAAAAGAAGCAACAGCTATTGGTAATAAAGCACAGGCAGAATTTTTAGCTAAACGAGCTAAAGAAAGAGAAAGTAGACCACAACAAAAATCTAAAGGTGGTGCTGTAAAGAAACCAGCTATGGCATATGGTGGTATGGCAAATAAGAAACAGCATATGTATTCTGGTGGTGGTCAAGTAAAAGATAATATGAAAGGTCTACAAGCACTAGCAAAGAAAAGACCTGACGTAGTTAAGAAAATGGGATATGATGTCTAAACCTGATCCTAAGAAGGGTACAGGTAAAAAACCAAAGGGTAGTGGACGTAGACTGTACACAGATGAAAACCCAAAGGACACAGTAAGTATAAAGTTTGCTACACCTGCTGATGCTAGGAAAACAGTAGCTAAAGTAAAAAAAGTAAATAAGCCTTATGCACGTAAGATACAAATATTGACAGTAATGGAACAACGTGCTAAAGTTATGAAAAAGAATGAAGTGGTTGCCATAGCTAAGAAAGCAAAAGAGCAGCTTCAATCAGCCCATAGAAAAAGGAGAACTTGATATGGCAATGTATAAAAAAACAAAGAAAATGTCTAAAGGTGGAGCCACTAAGAAAATGATGTATGGTGGCATGAGTAAGAAAACAAAGAAGATGTCTAAGGGTGGAGCTGCTAGACGTAGGTAATGCCGAATCTTATAAGTAATGTACCCCACTTTAATTGTTGGGTACGTAGAGAGTTCACTAGTAACCATCAGAATTATCACGGTGAATTTCTACATGGGATTGCATTTGCAGTGAATACCATACCAGACAGATCACTTAGCTTTCAGGTTGTATTTACTGGATGTGAGATAGACAGGGAAGATGGACCTCAAGAGAATGTACATGGAGGAGCTATGTGGGCAAGAATGCCGATACAGGCACTCGTAGCTGACATACCTCTAGAAGAGTGGCCTGACCCAATGGAAGATCATCTATGCCAACCTTGGGATTGTGAGTCACGAGAACATGGTACAGTCATTCTGGATAGAGTAAGTTCATCACCTTGGTTGTGTAAGATAGGAGGTGATCTCTATACAGGTAAATATTTATTTACCGTAGATTACACAGGCAATGATATAGCAGATGATCCTGCACAGCATAAACAGTCACACGTAATATATTTAACAGATGCTGGTAGCTGGACAGGAAACTTTGTAGCACTGCCTAATAATAGAGTAAGGGCAACGAGTCCTGCTTTATGGAGAACTGGAGAGGGTGCACCTGACTTTGTACCGTCACAATGGGTGCACTCCGCAGAAGGACATGAGACATACTTAGATCCATCTGTAACATTTAATAATCTATACGCAAAGGACGTTAAGACAAATGGCAGTAAAAACAAAAGCAAAAAAAGTAATAAAAAAAGTAGCAGGTAAACTGGCAAAAGCTAGTGCTGCACATAAGAAACAGTCTAAACAATTAAGTGCTATTAAATTAAAAAAGGGTGGTAGCACAGTTAACGCAGCAGGTAACTATACACAGCCCGGTATGCGTAAGAGATTATTTAATAGCATTAAGGCTAGTGGTAAAGGTGGATCACCCGGACAATGGTCTGGAAGAAAAGCCCAGATGTTAGCAAAAAGATACAAAGCAAAAGGTGGAGGTTATAAATCATAATGACATGTGAATGCGGAGAAAATTCAGTATGCATGTGTGACACAGAGTCAACACCTAAATGTGATAGTTGCATAGAGTGTGGCTGTGACCCTGATATATGTAGATGTGATTGTCATGGCAAGAGCTAAATCACAACAGAGTCTGGCAAACTGGACAAAGCAGGATTGGCGTACTAAGTCAGGTAAGCCATCTACACAGGGATCAAAGGCTACAGGTGAAAGGTATCTACCTGCTAAAGCTATTAAGTCGCTATCATCTTCTGAGTACGCTGCTACAACCAAAGCTAAACGTGAAGGTAGGAAACAGCATGTAAAGCAACCAAAGGGTATAGCTAAGAAGACAGCTAGGTTTAGGAGAGCTTAATGCTAGGTACATTGATTGGGCCAATAGCTAATCTAGCTGGCACATGGTTAGAAGGACAGGTAGCTGAGAAGAAAGCTAAGACAGAAGCTAAGATTGTAACAATACGATCTGAAGCTACAATAAAAGAAAAACAGGCAGCAGGTGAAATAGATTGGGATATAGCACAGGCAAAAGCGAGTGATAACTCGTGGAAAGACGAGTGGCTTACAATTTTGTTCTCGATACCTCTTGTGCTTGCGTTCATTCCCGGCTGTGAAGACATAGTTCAAATAGGGTTTAGCCAACTACAACTGATGCCTGAGTGGTATAAGTACGCCATTTCGGTAATCGTGGCAGCGTCATTTGGGGTACGTAGTGCCACTAAGTTATTTAAAAAGTAAGGAGTAATAAACATGGCAGAAGAAAATGTAATTGTTGACAAAGCAGCATATCAATCTAACAGACGCTATATGGCATGGACTGCACTAGCTACAATGCTTATAGCTACTACTGCTGTACTGATATGGCCTGACAGGTTTGCAGCAGCAGACAGTATTCTTATGATGATGTATGGTTCATTGTCTGCACTTGTTGGTGCATACTTTGGCTTTGCAATGCCTAAGAAGAAATAGATGAAGTACGACTTAAGTAAATTACTTGACATGCTTATCAGAGATGAAGGCATGGAAAGAAAAGTATATAAAGATAGTCTAGGTATAGAAACTATAGGTGTAGGCAGAAATATTGAAGATAGACCTTTGACACTAGAAGAATTGCAACACATAGGTCTAGATGATATGAAGGACTTACGAGAAAATGGAATATCACTTTACGGTGCTCGATACATCTTACGTGTTGATGTTAGCATTGCTGAACGAGAACTGCTTGCTGCTCAACCTTGTGTGGCAATTTTAAATGCACCACGACAGATGGTGTGTGTCAACATGGCTTTTAATCTGGGTATGCCACGTTTAAATAAGTTTAAGAAGATGTGGTCTGCTATAGAAGATGAGGACTATAACAATGCAGCAGATGAGATGTTAGATAGCAGATGGGCAGAGCAGGTAAAAGGTAGGGCTACCAGACTGAGTGACATAATGAGAACTGGGGAATTAAATGACTAGACAGTACACAGAAAATCAGGTAAAATTCCTAGATGTACTATTTGATGAAGCTGGTGGGGATGTAGCAACAGCTAAGAAACTAGCTGGTTATGCAGATGGTACATCTACCACAGTGGTAGTTAAGAGCCTCAAGGAAGAGATACTAGAAGCAACACAGCAGTATATGGCACGTAATGCTCCTAAAGCTGCTGTAGCAATGGCAAGTGCACTTATGGACCCTACTGAGTTAGGACTAAGAGATAAGATGTCAGCAGCAAAGGAACTACTAGATCGTACTGGTTTAATTAAAACTGAAAAGATACAGGTAGAAGCAAGTGGTGGTGTGATGTTAATGCCACCTAAGAAACAAAGTGACGATGACGATTAATGAATAGGAGTTTAGGCAAATGGAAATTACCGCAACCAACAGATCTAAAGGAAGAAAATGAGTGGCTACCTGTACCACGTATTGCTAGAACAGTGCCGTTCGGATACGAGGTGGACCCCAATGATGAAGACCTGTTGTTACCAATATCTAAAGAACTTGACCATCTGGAAAAAGCTAAAGCATATCTACGCCAGTATTCGTTGCGACAGGTAGCAGCATGGCTAAGTACAAACACAGGAAGGTACATATCACATCTTGGACTACAGAAAAGAATAAAGCATGAGCGACAGCGTAAGAACAAAGCTAGAAGTCTCCGCAAGTGGGCAGAGTATGCGGAAAAGGCGATCGAAAAAGCCAAAACAATCGAAGAAAGTAGACTTGGAGCAAAGAGAGTTAGTACCACAGAAAATAGAGTATGACACACATGCTATTGAACGTGAAGCTAATGTACTGTTTAAACCTAATGCTGGCCCACAAACAGAGTTTCTAGCTGCACCAG